TTTCGCTCCTTTTCTAGGAAATATACTTATTACGTTTCCGTTCTTATCTCTTTTCCCGCGCGTAGGTAAAAATAGGGAAGAAAATGGATCTGGATCCTACCTAGGGGCGGCCTAGGGGCGGCCTAGGGGGCGGCCTAGGGGCGGCCTAGGGGCGGGCCTAGGGGCGGGCCTAGGGGCGGGCCTAGGGGCGGGCCTAGGGGCGGCCTAGGGGCGGGCCTAGGGGCGGGCCTAGGGGCGGGCCTAGGGGCGGGCCTAGGGGCGGGCCTAGGGGCGGCCTAGGGGCGGGCCTAGGGGCGGCCTAGGGGCGGGCCTAGGGGCGGGCCTAGGGGCGGCCTAGGGGCGGGCCTAGGGGCGGGCCTAGGGGCGGGCCTAGGGGCGGGCCTAGGGGCGGCCTAGGGGCGGCCTAGGGGCGGCACTCCCCAGCCGCCCTAGCCTTGGTGAATGGGTCACCGACTTGTCTGCACCACCCACCATTCTCCACGCCTGTGTCTCCCGTTGGAGCGAGACACATCGGCAGATTCAACTGCTTTCCGTGTGGTGCCTTCCACCAGAGTGAGATGGAAGCGAGCGGTTTGTGAGCCATGCAGCCATTCTGGAATTGCACGCAGGGCGGATTCCCATGCAGCCTCAGCGCTGCGCTTGGCAGCACCGCCATTGGTGCCATACCCAACAACGCGGAACCATCTGCTCATTTCTCTTCTCCCTTCATGTCTGTGTTAGAGTCCTGCGCGCTTGCGCATGTCGGCGATCGCCTCTTCCTTCTCCGCATACCAGTCTGGAACGATGCAACCGCCTGGCGTGCTGGCTGCATAGATAAGTGCTGCAGCAGCGTTGGTGCCGATCTTGGTCTCCAGATCCTTGCCCTTCTTGCCTGCCAGCGCAACTGCCCACCCAGCACGGCAGTGTGTGGTCCAACAGCGGCTGTGCCAGCAGGCCATGTCCAGGCCAGCGCTGTCTTGGCCGATCGCATTCAGGATCGCCGCATCGATGTTACGGACGGTCGGCACATCCGGCAGCGCTGCACCACGCAAATCTGTGTTTGGCATCCTCGCTCCGAAAAGCCACGCAGTGCTCAGGTCAGTGCCACGCATCTGTGTGCCAGTCAGGTTCGCGCATACCATGATCGCGTTGCGCAGCACCGCGTTGTTCAGCACAGCGCCACTCAACCTTGTGCCTTCCATCTTGGCGTCGGACAGATCTGCTCCGGACAAGTCGGCATCGAACAGATCGGCACCTTTGAGCACAGCGCGACGCAAGTCAGCGCTGTGCAGAGAAGCGCCACACATGCCCGCTTCATTCGCAATGACGCGCTGCATATTTGCGCCATCGAAGTTGGCGCAGTTTGCGTTCGCGTAGGCCAGCGACGCGCCATTCATCTTGGCCTTTGACATGTTCGCGTCCCTCAGGTCAGCCTTATTCAAATTGGCGCCTGTGAGGATCGCGCAACGCATGTCTGCGCAACGAAGATCAGCGTCGCTAAGGTTGGCGTTCTGCAGATCAGCACTGCGCAGATCAGCGCTGTTGAGGTTGGTGCCTGTCAGATCTGCATCACGCAAATTGGTGTTTCGCAGATCAGCAAAGCACAGGCTAGCATTGCGCAGAACCGCCCCGCGCAGGTCAGCCCAGCTGAGATCAGCACCGCTGAGGTCAAATCCATGAACCACAGCAGCGTTCACCGCTTCGCAGAAGGAAGGGTATTCGCCGCTGAAGATCACAGCGCCGTCGTTGGCGCGATAGATAGTCATGACGTGGTTGGCCATTTGCCCTCTCCTCCATGACGAACCATGATCGGTTCGGGATGCAGGCTGCCCTCTTTCGAGAGCAGCCTGACACCGGAGCCGATCAATCCTCCAGCCGCACCCACTGCTGCCTGATCGCGTAGAAAATGCTCTGCCGACGCAGGCCACGCTCCAGGTATTCGCGCAGCGTGATGCCAGGTTCGTTGATCACCACCTCAAACCCAGCCCACGACGCGCTGCCCTTGCGGAATGGGTTCTTGTTGTCGATCGGGAACATCTTCTTGTTGGTGTACTTGCCGCGCGGCACCCGATCGCGAGGCTGGCGCTTCACGCGGCTGGCCACCGTGCTGGCCGCCGGAAGGCTTCCGATCTTGTCGCTGAGATCGGACTCAACATCGCCGAACGCAGCAGCAGCACGGCTGAGCAGCGAAGCCTTCTGGGCTGCGCGCTCAGCCTTCTTGGCAGCACGCGCAGCGTCGCGCGCAGCGTCGCGCTCAGCCTTCTTGGCAGCACGCGCAGCGTCGCGCGCAGCGTCGCGCTCAGCCTTCTTGGCGGCACGCTCAGCTTCGCGCTCAACCTTCAGCGCAGCGCGCGCAGCCGCCTTGGCTTCACGCGCAGCAGCACGCTCAGCAGCGCGCGCAGCCTTGGCCTCCGGCGTGTTGCGTGCAGCCTTCTTCGCGGCACGCTCGGCAGCACGCTCGGCAGCACGCTCAGCCTTCGCGGCAGCGATTGCTTCCTCTTCTGCCTTGGCAGCAGCAGCGATGCGCAGCGCGCTCTTTGTCACCGCATCCTCCGCGTTGCTGTTCTTGTCTTCTGCCTTCTGCTTCTCCATGTCCATGAGGATCTGGACGCGCCGCACACCTTCCTGGCGTGACGAAAACCTCGTCACCTTCTTCCAGCCGTTGCGCGCGGCGATTCCGTTGTACAGCTCGACCAGCTCCTGGCCAGTCATCTCGTTCAGGTCGTTCATCTGTAAGTCTCCAGCCCTGAGGTTGGGGTAAGGCTGCGAGCGTCGCACCGCGCGACGCTCGCAGTGTTGGCTGTCAGCTGGCCAGCATCATCAGGCCATCGCTGACATCTTCCTTCAGCCGCGCGTAGTCGCCAAGCCAGCTGCGCGTCAGCCGCGCATCGGCGCTGCGGCCAGCAACGTGGTCGCACCAGTGGGTAACACCGGCCAGGACACCCCAACCGGTGCCAGGGTCGGCACCAGGCGCGCTGATCACGCTCTCCATGACACCGCGCAGCGACTGCGACCAGCGTTCCTCGTCGGCAATCTCCTCATCGCTCATCTGCGGATGCCCGAAGAACTGGCCGAGGAAGCGCACCGTGTCGTGCATCCCCAGCTTGAGATTGGCGAGCGTCTTGGCCTGACGTGCCGCCTCACTCATGTGCTCATGAGCACGCTCGACAGCGGCACGCGCAGCCGCCTCGTCGAACTCGCTCATGTGGTTCTGGCGATAGTGGACACCCTCATCGGTGCGCGTCGCCAGTGCCATCGTGTTCGCGCAGACAACGCGCACGCTGGTGGTGCGCACACTGATTGCGCTGCCGACCTCGTGAGGTGACACCAGCAGGATATAGCCATTGACGCGGTCGCCGCGCTTGGCCTCGAACGAATGGTTGATCTTGGCCAAAGCCCAGATCACCCTCCCTCTGCGCAAGCTGCCAGCCGTCTCCAGGCTGATGCTGCCAGCTTCCGCGAAGCGCCGGAAGAAGTTGAGCGCATCACGGTTCTGGAATGGTGTCCAGCCTTCGCTCGTGTAGGTGAGTATCTCCTCATCGCTGTCGCGCACCAGCGCGAACCGCTTGGTGGCACGATAGGTGCCATCCGCACGGCGCAGGTAGAGCGGCTGCTTGGTAACCTGCCAATCCAGGCCGGCAGCCACCAGCATCTCGTCCACCGTTGCGTTGGGCGGCACATTCTTGCCCAGGCCATGCCACGGAACCTCGTTGGCATAGGCCATCGTTTCGACCTCGTGAGCCATTAGTCTGCCCTCCATATCGCCTGACGGAATTGTCAGGCGGAACCATGATCGGTTCGGGATGCCAGCCGCCGCAGCGGCTGGGCACCGGAGCCGATCAGCCGATCACGTTGAAGTGGAAGTGTGCACCTGCACTCAGGGCACGCTCCCCAATGAACAGCGGATAGTAGCGAATGAGGATTTCCCCATCCCCTGCTGTCACTTCTGCAGTGATGATCGTGTGCGGCACATTGCTCAGCCCGAGCCGAGCAACAGCCTTCCTGGCAGCTTGCTTCGTTGCGTAGGTGCGCACAGGATTGATCGTGAACTCCGCCATCGTTTTTCCTCCATGATGAACCACGATCGGTTCGGGATGCCAGCCGCCGCAGCGCAGCAGCTGGACACCGGAGCCGACCTACTCTGCAGCTTGCCTCAAGAGCTTGTCAATCTCCCTGACGATATCCGACTTGCCATCCATCCTGGGATTGGCCCAGTAGGCGATCGTCGGATTTTCTTCGCGTTCGGCCCAGATGTAGAGAGCATCTTCGGTCAGCTGCCGCTTGACTTCCTCGGCAGCTTCGATTGCCTCGCTCTCGTTGTTGGCTTTCGAGACGCGGATGTCCAAATACAAGGCCGCTTCCTTCGCAGCCTTCTTCCTTAGGTAAATGTCGAGTGCCTCCGGGCTGAAATTGCCATCGGAGATCAGCTTCACGAAGCTCGCCTTTGCAGCGATCGCCTCGTCGAGAGCCTTGGTGACGATTTCGCGGACTTCCTTCAGCATGACTTCCTCCATTACGAACCACGATCGGTTCGGGATGCCAGCCGCCGCAGCGCAGCGGCTGGACACCGGAGCCGACCTTACTCCGCGTGCTTGATGATGCACCGCAGTTGCTTGACGAGCTTCGCCTTGCCAGCGATGCGGAGCGCAGCCACCTGACGCATCATCGCGTCGGTGCTGTTCAACTCGCCAGTTTCGGCGATGCCCTCTGCTGCCATAACGATCTCGTCAGTGAGCTCGTTTTCGACGTTCCTGACGACAGCGAGGATTTCGCTAGCGCTGAGGTTACAGATCTTTGGAAAGTTGATCTTCCACAGACCGTCCCACATCGCCTGCATCATCACCCTCTTTTTGAAGAGGGTTTCTGCGATCTCGCCTTTGGAGGTTTCCTCCGCGAAGCGCCTCTTCACGTAGAGATATTCCTCGCACGTGTCGAAGTGGAGCGCCTCGAGTGCACGGATCAGGTTCATTTCTTTCCTCCGGGATGACTAAGGTGAAGTGCCAGCCGCCGCAGCGGCTGAGCACTAGAGCCGATCGCCTCCACCTTCCGGTGGACAGTCTGCTGGAAACCAGAGCCGGAAGAAGGGTAACGCCGTAGCGTTCCTTCCTGGTTGTCCACCCCTCGCGTCGAGCGCCTGTCGGGGTCCGGGCCTACCAGTCAGACCGGTGGGAGGGGGCTTTAGCGGGGCCCTGCTCACCAGCGGCAAAGTCACTTTACCCTACCCTTCACCCGATGAAAACAACTTTTTGGCCCTCGGCGTCACTTTTTTGGAGCCGCTTCCGTAACGGTCGGTCGCGCAAAGTCAGGGAAAACCTACAGTTTTTCGAAAACCCATTCTAATGGGTTTCTAGGGCGGTCCAGCGAGGTCCGCGCTACCCTTATATGCCGGCGACGGCCAGGCCGTAGAAACCCACTTTCTGCCCATTTCCAGCGGTCGTTAGGGCCGTTCCGGTCCTAATCGCCGCCCCGGTCCGCCGCCCCGTTACACCAGCGCCGCACCAGTGTCACGGCTGTTCACTATGAGCACGTTCGTCGCGTAGAGGCTTCTACGTTGCAGCGTGGTGCCGTTCTTCACACGAGGCTTCAGCGTCAGCAAACCTACTTTTTTTCCGACGCGAGATAAGCGAATAAGGCTACGGACCAAAAGCGCACTGCGATGGGCGTGGTGCTAAGTGTCCTGGAGTGAGCATTATGGCGAAAAAGAACGAGGCTCGTCCTGAGCCTCTCACTCTCGTCCCCAACAACTCGAGCGAACTGACAGCGTCGGTGGCAGATGACTTTGCTGCGGACGCTGGTGCTGGTCTGGAGAATGTCACTGCGCGCGACATCACGATCCCGCGCCTGACGATCCTCCAGGCCTTGTCGCCTCAGCTGGACCGCAACAGCGCCCTCTACATCCCGGACGCGCACGCAGGCGACATCTGTGATGTCAGCACTGGCGAGACGTTCCCCGAACCGCTGGTCGTGGTGCCTGTCTATTTCCAGCGTGTGTGGCTGGAATGGGCACCTAAGAACAGCGGCAAAGGCTTGATCGCCATCCATCACAGCGATGCGATCCTCGCCAGCGCATCAGACCAGGGCAAGCGCCGCAACGTTCTGCCGAACGGCAACAGCATTCAGGAGACGGCGCAGTTCTATGTTCTGAACCTGAGTGCTGGCATGCGGCGTTCGTTCATTGGCCTCGCCAGCACTCAGCTGAAGAAGGCGCGCAAGTGGCTGACTCTGGCGACAACAGAGCGTCTCACCGACAAGAACGGTGAAACGTTCGTGCCGCCACTCTACTACCGCACCTACAACCTTTCCGTCATTTCTGAGAGCAATGCGGAAGGTTCGTGGTCCGGGTGGCGGATAGAGCGAGGGGTTGCAATCCCCGAACTCAGCAACTACAAGTTGTTGCTGAGCGAAGCGCGTGCGTTCCGCGCGTCCATCATCTCTGGCGAGGTGAAGGCAGATCTCACAGCTGAGGCATCACATCAGGAAAGCGTCAGCGCTGGCGACGACGAGGTGATGTGATGGACATCGCCGATGACTTCAAGGAAGGCGCGCAAGCGCCTTCCTCAGACATCGCACAGCTGCGCCAGCTGGCAGCGAACCTCGAAAATGCTCGCCTCATGGCAGAGCAGCTGGAGGAAGCCGCAGCCGCAGCAAAGCGCGCTTATGAGCAGCTGCGGCGTAAGACGCTGCCGGATGCTATGATGGCGCTATCTCTGTCTGAGTTCACGACCGACGATGGCCTGCGTGTTGTGCTGGAGGATTTTGTTGCCGGCACGCTGCCGAAGGAAGACAGTGGCAAGCGCGCGCAGGCTATTGCGCACCTCAATGAGATCGGAGGTGCTGATCTGCTGTCGCGGACGATCACCCTGCGCTATCCACGGTCAGGGTCCAATGAGGCCGTTGTCGTGGCGGAAGCCATCAAGTCCGGGCGGGTGTTTGTTCTGGATGATGACGGCACCCCTATGCTGAAGGTTTCTCCGCCAGATGTGACGATGAACGAGCAGGTTCACCCGCAGACGCTATGCGCATTCGTGAGGCAGCTGCTGCGCGAGGGTCGTGAGTGCGATCCGGAGAAGTTGGGCCTGTTCGTTGGTCATGTTGTCAGCGTCAAGAAGGCGCGCAAGAGCGCGCACGCAGGAGGCATGGAATGAGAACGCATCAGCCAATAAGCAGCGAGCTCTACATGAGCGGTAAGGTGCGGCGCTGGCACACTCACCACCGCTACAGTCAGACTGTGGCTGATCATTCTTGGGGAGTTGCAGCGATCCTTCTCGGGCTTGAGCCGAACATCTCGCGCGAGGCATTGCTTGTCGCGCTCTTCCATGACTCACACGAGATCGCGACTGGTGATGCTCCATCATACGCAAAGGATGACCGCTATCGCCGCTGGGCAGAGACTGAAGCTGCCGCTTGGGAGAACCGAAACCTTCCTCCCGTTGTCGTTGATGCGATGATAACGATCAGCGACCGCGAGTGGAAGTTGATCCGCCTTGCTGATGCGCTTGAAGCACTTCACTTCATCAACCTTCAGGGAGATCGGAGTGATACGATGGTGCGTGCGCATCAATACCTCAACGCGAAGGTGAAGGCGATCTCTCAAGAGCTGTCGCTCAGCAATCAGCAGGAGTTGCCGCTATGATGCCGTTCACTGTGATCGGTGCAGGGATGGCAGGCCTTCTGGCATCAGGCATCCTGCGCAACAGCTGCGACGCCATTGTGGAAGCAGAGCCGAGCCTCCCCAACAATCACAGCGCACTGCTTCGCTTTCGAACCAATGCGGTTGCAGATGCGCTCGGCATCACCTTCAAGAAGGTGCGTGTGATCCGCTCGTCGCATCCGTGGCGAAACCCAACTGCTGATGCCCTGGCATACAGCATGAAGGTGCTTGGCGCACTTGATTCGCGTAGCATCATCACTGCTGATTCATCTGTGGTGGAGCGTTATATCGCACCGCCTAACCTTGTGCAGATGATGGCGGCGCGGAGCGGTGCACCGATTATATATGACGCGCCAGTCTCGCTGAAGGATGGCAAGCTTTTTGCGCGCGGCATCACCATCTCTCCGCCAGTGATCAGCACGATTCCGATGCCTGTGCTGGCGGCAATGCTTGGGTATCGAGACAAGAACGACGACATCTCATTCACGTCCCGTTTCCGCTTTGTTCAGGGCATCAACATCACCGCTGACATCTTGAATGCTGATGTTTATGCGACGGTGTATGTCCCTGATCCTGACTTCTGGGCGTATCGCGTCAGCATCACTGGCTCACGTCTCATCGTTGAGGCGTCGTGCGCTGAAGTGCCTGATGAAGATCTGCCGAAGGAAGAGCAGCGCGCAGCCAAGGACAGCCAGCAGATTTTGGATAAGGCCTTGTGGTATCTCGGACTGCGCAAGCCGCGTAACAGCGTATTCAACATCCAGGTTCATCGTCAGCGCTACGCGAAGATTGCGCCCATCGATGAGACTGCGCGCAAGCGGTTCATCATCTGGGCAACTGAGACCCACGGCATCTACTCTCTTGGCAGGTTTGCCACTTGGCGGCCTGGCTTGCTGCTTGATGACGTGGTCAATGATGTCCGCGTTATCTCGCGGATGCACAGCTCAACCCCTTACGACTGGAGGAAGTGACGATGCGCGTCGAGATCATTGACTACACCGGCGCTGAAAGCCCAGATCCGCTGTATGCGGCACGGCTGCTTGCGTTCACCAAGAACACCAGGCTTCAGCAGACCAAACAGGGCTTCGCAGAGTTCCGCAAGATGAGCGAGGAGCAGCTGCTCATCGAGCTGGAATACATCAGCAAGACCATCCGCAGCAGCTGGGAGTTTGTGGACGTCACCTTCAGCATCCAGGATGTGACGCGCGCTTTCACCCATCAGCTTGTGCGCACCCGCACAGCGTCGTATGCGCAACAGTCGCAGCGCTCGACCGACATGAGCGACTTCAACGTTCGCATCCCTGAGACGATCAATGATCCTTCTAGGGCGAACGTCTGGGAGCGGACGATCAGCGAGATCAATCGTGGCTACAAGGTGCTGCGCGAGATGGGCGTTCCTGCCCAGGACGCGCGCGGCCTGCTGCCGACCAATGTCCTAACCAACATCATTATGAAGGTCAATCTGCGCACCCTTGCTGACCTGCTCGCCAAGCGGAAAGGCCTGCGCGCGCAGGATGAGTATGCCGAAGTGGCAGCAGAGATGGAGCGTGCTGTGCTGCGCATCTGGCCGTGGGCTGAGCAATTCCTCAACCCTGACCGTCTGAGGACACCTGCGCTGGACAGCATGCTGAAGCAGGCCCTCGGAAGTTCGTCCCCAGTTGATAAACCGATGGTCAACGCCGCACTCAAGGAACTGGAAGCGCTGAAGGGAGTGTGGGGCTGATGCCGCTCAGCAATCGCTTCATCGTCGTGGACAAGGACGGGACACTTCTCAACATCAAGCACCGCGAGCACCTCGCTCGCTTGCGCAGTTGGGATGATTTCCACATCGCGCAAGAGCACGACACGCTCAACGAGATGGTGGCAACCTTCTGCAGCGTGATGAGAGAGCATTACAGGCTCTTGCTCGTCACAGGAACGCCGGAGCGCTACTATAGTCAAACCGCAACCTTGCTCGTCAAACACGGCGTGCTGCGCTACTTTCATGATGTGATCATGCGCCCTGATGGTGACAAAACACCAGATGCTATCCTGAAGCCGCGCATGGTCAAGGATTGGCTGAACCGGTATGGCAGGTTCGGCGCTTTGTCGCTTCACATTGCGCTGGTGCTTGAGGACCGCGACAAGGTGGTGGAAGAATGGCGTAAGCAAGGCGTCCTGTGTTGGCAGGTTCAGTCAGGAGGATACTGATATGATCATCGGCGTCAAGATTACCCACGACGCAGCTGTCGCTGCGATAGATGGCGACACAGTCTTGTTCTGCCATGAAGCGGAGAAGGTCTATAACAACCCGCGCCACACCACACTGGCTGACATCCAAGATGCGATAGACATCCTCCCGTTCAAACCGGCAGCGGACGATGTGATCGTCATCGATGGCTGGAAGAATGGCGTGTTGCGCAAGCATCGCAACTTTCCTGTTGCGACCTACCACGAGTTCGATGTGCCTGCGCTTGATGTTCCGCCACCGGTGACCAGTTACATGCACCTTCACGGCCACGTGGTGGGTTCGTATCTGATGAGCCCATTCGCAGCCGCTAAGGAGAATGCCTATGTGCTGGTTTGGGATGGTGGCTGTGGGCCGACGCTCTACTTCATGGAGTATGGCAACCCAACGCCAAAGCGGCTTTCGATTCTGTTCCCATACTACGCGATGATGTATGGCATCATGTGCTACTACGCTGGGCCGCTGATGCCGAAGGGATGGAAGCGCAACCCGGCTGAGGATCAGTTCGGCCAGAGGGACTGGCCTGGTAAGATCATGTCGTGGCTTCGCGCTGGTTCATCCAGCCATTATGCGGTCATGGAGGCTTCACAGATTTTCCGTAGCTGCGCCAAGCATCCTTCGCTTCGTATCGAGCAGAATGGGAAGAACGAGCACGACCTTATGGAAGCGCTGTGTGCACGCTTCCGTGATGGGAAGGGATACACCGACCTCCAGCTGCTCAGCCTCGTGCATGACCTGATAGCCCACGAGCTCCTCGTCGGGCTGCACAATGCTGGTGTGAAGCGAGTGAACAATCTGATCTTCACTGGCGGCGCAGCGTTGAACATCAAGTGGAACAGCCTGATGCGTGAGGCATACCCATCTTTCTGGGTGCCGCCATGCCCAAATGATTCAGGGTCTGCGATCGGCACAGCAGCCTGCCATGCTGCGAGGAATGGGGTGAAAGCCTTGAAATGGGACGTGTATTGCGGCCACACCCCGATCGAGAATGGCAGCGCGCGGCAGGGCTGGCAGTGCATGGGTAAGGCTGATGCGTTCTCACTGGCGCTGCTGCTGCTCAGTGAACCTGACGAGCCGATTGTGTTCCTTGACGGCAAAGCCGAACTTGGGCCTCGTGCGCTCGGCAATCGTTCCATCATCGCCAACCCGTCCAGCGCTGCGATGAAGGACAAGCTGAACACAGCCAAGAGGCGCGAGTCGTGGCGCCCAGTTGCGCCGATCTGTCTGGAGACGCGCGCTACAGATTTCTTCAATCCTGGCACGGCCGATCCGTATATGCTATTTGACCACCGCGCGCTGCCAGCCGCTGTGCAATTTGCGCCTGCGATCGTCCACGAGGACGGCACCGCGCGGCTGCAAACGGTGAACCGTAGGCAGCACCCTTTGATCGCGGAGATGTTACGGGTGATGGATGAGATGGCAGGTTTGCCGATCGTTGCCAACACCTCGGCAAACTACAATGGCCGTGGCTTCTTTCCTGACCTTGACTCCGCAATGCAGTGGTGTGAGGATGTCGGCTTCCGCTATGTGTTCTGTAACGGCAAGATCTACATGAGGGTCATGTGATGGGCAAGAGCGTTCCCGAGATGCTGCGTGAATGCGCGGACCTCTATGAGCAGCGCAATGCTCTCTATGGGGACAACTACAAGCGCTTCGGCTACTTCATGGCGCAGCTGTTCCCTAATGGAGTCCGTATTGAAACACCGGACGACTGGAACCGCATCGGCATTTTCGTGCAGGTGGCAGGCAAGTTGTCGCGCTACGCCAACCAGTGGAAGAACGGGCACCGCGACAGCTTGGATGATATGGCAGTGTATGCAATGATGCTGCGCGAGCTTGATGGTGAGATCGCGGAACGCTGAGCAATGCTCACGCTCGTGTTCGACACAGAGACGACTGGTTTGCCGCGCTGCTCAGCGGCATCACTGTCAGTCCAGCCGCGCCTCATTGAGTTCGCTGGTATCCTGATTGGTGATGACGGTGAGCATGTAGAGGAGTTTGAGACGCTGATTGATCCGCAGCAGCCGCTGCCAGAGATCATCACAGAGATAACACGGCTCACTGATGATGACCTTCGTGGCAAACCGCACTTCAGAGACGTTGCGCCGCAGATCACTGCGATGATCGAAAAGGCATCACTGGCCGTTGCTCACAATCTGACATTCGACAAGGATGTCATTGAGATGGAGTTCGCGCGCTGCCATATTCCTCTGCCGCGCTGGCCCATGTTGCTTTGCACCGCTGAAGAGACGCAGCACTGGAAGGGTCATCGCCTGCGTCTCGGAGACCTTTACCACATGCTGTTCAAGGAGACATTCTCTGATGCTCATCGCGCGATGGCAGATACGCGTGCATTAGCGCGTGTCTTTGTCGCGCTGCGCAAGGCAGGACACATCATCTGATGCGCGTCAGGACAGGATACTCGTTCCGCCATTCGTTCGGCCACCTTCACGAGGTGGCGTCTCGGCTGAAGGAAATCGGCGCGACAGCTGCGCCAATCTCTGACCGCGCATCTACTTTTGGCTGGGTGCGCTGGTCGAAGGAAGCGAAGAAGGCTGGCCTGCGACCTGTGTTCGGTGTCGAGCTGGCGGTCAGCGACTACCCTGCAGATCTGCCGCCAGATGAGAGGCCAAAAGGCAGGCCGAGGCTCTCATACTGGACCTTCTTTGCCAAGGACAGTGTTGAAGTCATCAACCGTCTAGTGCGCCTCGCCACCAAGCAGGCATACTACGAGCCAATGCTCACCTACCGGCAAGCGACGGAAGTGAAGGGTGTGCTGCGGGTCGTTGATAACCTGGCAGACTTCACACAGTTTGCGCCGCATGACGACACGTTCGTGGCGCTTGCGCCGAGCTCTGCGCGTGCCTACATCGCAGAAGCCAAGGCAGCAGGCTTCAAGCTGATCGCGTCATCTGACAACAACTACCCTCGCAGGGAGGACCGTGCTGCATATGAGGTAGCGATCGGGCGCAATGCCGTCAGGCAGACCTATCCGCAGTGGCTGCTGTCGCTGGAGGAATGGCGCACTGCAGTGAAGAACCGCTTCGCTCTGCCGCAGTGGATTGAGGAGGCAGAGGCTGCAGTGGAGCCATCGCTCGCGCTGCTAAATGCACAGCTGCCAGTAGCGGAAATCTACAAGCCTGAAAGGCCAAAGAGCCTGCGGCATATGTGTGAGGAGGGTGCTGCCGCGCTGGGGGTTGACCTCAGCAATCCAATCTATCAGGCGCGCTTGGACCGTGAGCTCGAACTGATCGCGACAAAGCAGTTCGAGGACTATTTCTACATCATCGCCGACATGATGGCGTTTGCTCGACAGAACATGATTTGTGGGCCTGCACGTGGTTCGTCGTGCGGATCCCTTGTGTGTTACCTTCTGCGCATCACGACGATAGACCCCATCAAGTATGGGCTGATCTTCGAGCGATTCATTGACATCACACGTGCCGATCTGCCGGACATAGACCTCGACTTCAGCGACCAGCAGCGAGATCTTATATTCGGCTACATGCGCGATAAGTATGGCAAGGATCACGTTGCACGTCTCGGCACAGTGGCAGTCTATAAGCCACGCAGTGCGATTAGCGAGGCAGGGGCAGCGCTGAATGTGCCAAAGTGGAGGCTAGAGGCTGTGCTTGAGTCCATCATCAAGCGCAGCAGCGGCGACGCGCGGGCATTGCAGGCAGTTGAAGACACGTTCAAGGACACATCTGCAGGAAGAGAGCTGATCGAAAAGCACCCAGAGATGGCGATCTGCCAGCGCCTTGAAGGGCACCCAAGGCACTACAGCCAGCATGCAGCAGGCATCATTCTCACCAGCGAGCCGGTCGAGCGTTACGTCGCTGTGGACGATCGCACAGGCGCCACCATGTGCGATAAAAAGGACGCTGAGGACCTCGGCATGCTGAAGATTGACGCGCTTGGCCTTACGCAGCTTAGCGTGTTTGAGGACACGCTCGCGATGGCAGGCCTTCCGCGCGATCATCTGGAGACAGTCCCTCTAGACGACCAACGAGCCTTCGACGTTCTGAATGAACAAAAATGGTCTGGGGTATTCCAGTTCAATGGGATGGCTCTTCAATCGCTAGCCAAGCAGGTCAGGATCACCGAACTCGAAGACATTATCACCATCACAGCCTTGGCGCGGCCTGGCCCACTCAATAGCGGCGGAGCCCAGCGATGGGTTGACAGGCGTAATGGTAAGGAGCCTGTCACATATCCGCACCCGCTGTTTGAGCCATACCTCTCTGGCACGAGGGGAGTAGTGATCTACCAGGAGCAGGTGATGGAGATAGGCCGCAATATCGGCGGCTTGTCATGGGAGGACGTCACTGCGCTGCGCAAGGCGATGAGCAAGTCCATGGGCAAGGAGTTCTTTGACCAGTATGGCGATAGGTGGAAAGCTGGCGCGCGCGCAAAGGGCATCCCTTCTGGAGTGCTAGACAAGATCTGGGACGAGCTCTGTGCTTATGGGTCATGGGCATTCAACCGTTCGCACTCAGTGGCATACGGCATTGTGTCCTACTGGTGCTGCTGGTTGAAGGCACACTACCCTGAGGAGTTTGCGGCTGCTACGCTATCACACGAGAGCGATCCTGATCGTCAGGTCAAGACGCTGCGCGAGATAACTGCGGAAGGCATTGATTATGTCGCGGTCGATCCTGAGACCAGCGGCATGAGGTGGGGCGTTACTGTCCGCAATGGCAAGAAGGTGCTGGCTGGTCCACTCACAGCAGTGAAGGGCATCGGCCTTGTGAATGCTGAGAAGTTCCTGGAGGCGCGCAAGCTTGCTGGTGGGTGGAAGAACCTACTTAGCATCGCTCAATCAGGTCAAAAGAAGGTGGTTGATAAGATCACGCGCACAGAGATCTCAGTCCCTACGCGCGTCATCAACCTGCTAACCAACCCAGTCACAGATATTGACAGCCTGTGGCCTATCCGTGACGCATTCATGCGGGTGATGCCAGATCCAGCAGCGCGCAATATTCTGACACGTCCAACGCCAATCGCCCAGATCAATTCAGAGGATGAAGGCAAGGAATACCTAGTGTTCTGCATCCTCACAAAGATCAACCCTCGCGATGGGAATGAAGTCGTCAATGTCCAGCGTCGTGGGTATGCTTTTGAAGGCGAGCCCAGCCTTTATCTCAACCTGCATCTAACTGACGACACAGACACGATTTTTGGCAGGGTTGACAGGTGGAAATATGATGCCCTTGCCAAGCCAATCATTGATAGGGGAGGTCCTGGCAAGCACCTATACGCTATCAAGGGAAGGCTGCTCGGAGGATCAGGCTTCAGGCTGCTGCAGATCAGCAATGTCAGATACATCGGAGAGCGCAAGTGAAGATAAAAAGCCTCAACGACGTCCATGCCATCAAGGCATACCTCGATCGCATCGGTGCTGAACCGCGTTCGATCCGCACTGCGGTTGTGAAGGAAGTCATTGGCCGCTACTGGCGCGATGTAGCGGTGATTCGCTTCCGCAAGGATGGTGAGGTGTTTACCGATGTCGCAGCCTATCTGCCGACTGAGGCAGAGCAGGATGCGATAAAGCAGGAGATCAGCAACTGGGACTGGCCAAATCACGTTGTGAAGCCGATGAGCGAGCTTACGCTGCCGCCTGAATTGAAAGAAGCAGACCCAAGGAACGTGTTCCACTTCATCAATGAGAAAGGCGAGTATGTCATGTCGCAGCTGCGCCGTGAGAGCGCAGATGGCGAAAAAGTCTATGTGCCGTTCACGTTCTGGGACGATGACCAGTGGCGAATTGCAGAGCCTGAGGGTGATTTGCCTCTGTGGGGCTTGAACCTCATCAAAGGCGAGGCGACAGTATTCATCCACGAAGGTGCCAAGGCGGCACGCGCTGTCGTGGAGATGCTGCGCAGCGAGAATGCACAGGAGCATCCTTGGTATGATGCGCTGAAAGGATGCGCGCATGTCGGGTGGATTGGTGGCGCGATGAACCCTCGGCGCACTGACTGGAAGGTTCTGAAGCGCCTCGGCATAAAGCGAGCCTTCATCGTCGCGGACAACGATATCTATGGCCGCGCTGCTGTGCCGCGCATAGCGAAGGAGATTGACATGCTCTCCTTCCATGTGCAGTTCACTGATGAGTGGCCAGTGTCGTTCGACCTAGCGGATGAGTTCCCTGAGTCCATGTTTGCTGAGGTTGAGGGCAGGAGAGTGTACATAGGGCCATCATTCCGGTCCACGCTGCAGCCTGCCACATGGATGACAGACCTCGTGCAAGTAAGCAAATCGCGCTCAGTGCCTGTGCTGCGCGAGCATGCTAAGGACCTGTTTCGCTACGTTGAAGAGGCAGATCTGTTTGTGTGCGCAGAAATGCCAGAGATACTGCGCACAGAAGCCATCCTCAACAAGATGCTGGCACCATTCAGTGACAGTAGCGAAACCAGCAAGCTGATCGTGAAGGCCTATCGCGGCAGGACCACGAAGCTGTGCTACAGGCCTGACATAGAGCACTTCGTGATCAGCGACAGAGGCAGCACATCAATCAACCTGCATGTGCCGACCACGATCCGTTCAATCGCAGGCGACCCATCGCCATGGCTGAGGTTCCTGGATTACATGTTCCCCAACGCAGATGAGCGTCATGAGATTGCGCGATGGTGTGCGACGCTGATTGCGCGGCCTGACATCCGGATGGAGTATGGGTTGTTGCTGGTCAGTGAGACGCAGGGAGTTGGCAAAACGACACTCGCAAGCAATGTGCTCGCGCCACTGGTGGGCTACAACAACGTATCATGGCCGAGCGAGAGCGATATCGTGAACAGCGAATTCAATGACTGGGTAGCCAACCGTCGCCTCATCATCGTGAATGAAATCTACAGCGGCCACAGCTGGAAGGCATACAACAAGCTGAAGAGCCTGATCACTGACGCTGAGGTGCAGGTGAACCAGAAGTTTCAGCGCCGCTACACACTTGAAAACTTCGCCCACATCGTTGCTTCATCCAACTCGATGCGCGCTCTGCGAATGGAAGAAGACGATCGGCGTTGGCTGTATCCTGAGGTCACTGAGGTGCGATGGCCGCGCGAGCAGTTTGCTGCTCTTAGGTCGTGGCTTGCCGGTGGTGGCCTGTCTATCATCAAGCACTGGGCAGAGAAGTTCGACCACTATGTGCTGCCGGGCGAGCGCGCACCGATGACTTCGCGCAAGCGCGAGTTGATTGAAGGCAGCCGCAGTGAAGGGCAGCGCGAAGCAGCCGAGCTTGCATCAGTGTTGGCTGCGGAAAGCAAGCCTGCTGCCTACGCCATGAAGGCAGTGGTCAGCGCAGTTCGCAACGCAGTCCAGGGAAGGGTATTCGACAGCGACTACGAGTTGCGCAAGGCGATGACAGATATGGGCGTTCATGTGTTCAAGCGCCGCATCAAGATTGGCCAGCGCATGCAATACGCTATCATCAACGACGCGCTCGCGGCGGCTTTGGAGCGAGCAACAAGCGAGCAGGAGGAAAACGAGATGATCCGTCGCGCACTGATCAACCCTTCTGGATTCAGTGAGTCGGAGATGTAAGATGAGCGACACAACGTTGCAGAGCATTCTTGCGCGGCTGGCAAGCGATCATGATGGCGAAGCGCTCAACGCAGCGCGGATGGTAGTGAAGTTGCTGGCCAAAAAAGGACGCCGCCCAGAGGATCTCCAACTCGGCAGCGCCGATGCTGCTAGCGAGGCGTTTCAATTGCGTGCACAGCTTGCTGGTCTGACATCACAAGTTGCTGCGCTGACTGCCGAGAACGCATCGCTGCGGCGCATGCTGAAGGAACGTGATGAAGCAGAGCAGGAGGAGGTGGGTGATTGGCCAACTGCGAAGGTCCGCAAGCCGCCGCCAAACAGCACGCCAAAGCAGGAAGCAGCCTACCTGCTGGACAACTGCGAGGGGCTCACGCAATGGGAGAAAGGGTTCCTGCAGGACCTAATCGCGCGCGACTGGAAGCGAGTCACGGACAAGCAGCGCGCGATCCTGGACCGCATCGCCAGGGAGAAGCTGTGAAAGAGCAAGCCATGAGCAAGAAAGGGAACATCAGGGTCAGGCTGCGTGAACGTGTTGCATTGGCGCACGATGAAGGCTATGTGGTATGGAACGAATGGCAGGTGTGGCGCGGTAAGGTGATCATCGGCCGCTTTGACACAAAACGCGAAGCCATGAAGTTCGCTGATAAGATCAAGGCGCAGGAGGAGAAGGAATGAGTGAAGGTGTCCTGCGTGGCGCATGGCGCAAGATGAACCTTGGCGCTGTGGACTGGGTAGAGATCACACGCGGCAGCACCCAGGGCTTCCCTGACTGCCTGACTTGGATACCTCTGGACATGAACATGCTGCGTGACGTAGCTGTGCCGACTGAGTTGAAGGTTGGCAGCCTGACATTCACAGGCCGGCTGAAAGCACGAGTGCGCGCTGTCCAGGTTGGGTGGCACCTGGCAGCGTGGCAGCGCGGCCGAGTAAGCGCTGTGGTGGTATCGGTCCCCAAGCCTCTAGGGTCGGCGGTAAGGCGGCCGAGGATGGGCAGGGGTGGGCAAGGGGATGGGTCTCCGGGGAGGAGCTGTAGGGTGGGTGCGGGCAACCTTGAGACCGCCCTAGAAACCCATCCTAGCGGCCCTGCTCCGACTTCTCAGGATTCGCAAGGGTTCCGCGCAGCAGCGCAGGAAGTTTGTGCTGACGCGCTGAATGATGAGCAAGACCACGCAAGCCATGACGATCAGGGGCATGTCGGTGATCAGCGCTGGAGGGCAGCATACGGTCGCGTTGCGGTGATGCCAGGCTTCAAGATTGCATGTCTGCATGATGGCATACAGCTTTCAGACCCTTCCATCTCGATCCTTGAAGTCCGGCCTTGCAGAGACATTATCGCCAGGATCATGAGGGAATACCTTGGGTTGGCTGCCATAAAATAGCGTTTCTCACCTAGGATCCAGATCCATTTTCTTCCCTATTTTTACCTACGCGCGGGAAAAGAGATAAGAACGGAAACGTAATAAGTATATTTCCTAGAAAAGGAGCGAAACTGGGGCAAAAAATGGATCTGGATCCCGCCTGCACCCCTGCACCCTTGCGTCCATGCGCCACTGCACCCCTGCACCCCTGCACCCCTGCACCCCTGCACCCCTGCACCCCTGCACCCTTGCGTCGATGCGCCACTGCGCCACTGCATTGCTCCTCATTCTGCGCTGGCTTGCTATTAGTGCGCGTCAGCAAACCCACTTTTCTTCCGCGGACTTTTCCGCGAAAAGAGAGGCATGCAAGAAGCTGCAATCCTTTCTAATGGCTGGGTAAAGGCATCGCTCCGCTTTGGCGATCAGCGCTGCGTTGACCTGCTTTCATCCATCGAAGGCAAACGCTACTTTGATCACGCCAACAGGCTATGCTTTGAGGCTACGCCATCCAACTTGAAGAGTTTCATCAGGCTGTTTCCTCAGTTTAGCAGCCTCGCTGAAAGCGCGCTTGCTTTCCAGAAGGATGCAGTGGATGCATTAGCTTCCGTTCGACCTGGCGCATATAAGTCAGCCACAGAGCCTTTTGCTCACCAGCTCGAAGCTCTTCAACGGATGCGCGACAAGCTGAACTTTGCGCTGTTCATGGAGCCAGGGACTGGCAAAACAAAGATCGCGCTCGACCGTGCTGGTGAGCTGTTCTGCGCAGGCGCAATCAGCGGCCTTCTCGTTGTCGCACTGAAAGGTCTGCACGATCAGTGGTGCGAGCACGACGCTATTCACCACCTCGGCATCAACTGCCATATCACGCGGTGGAAGAACAAGATTGTAGGTGACACATTTGAGCCGCGCGCAGACAGCCTTGCCATCTTCGCCACATACATCGATGCGCTCAACTTTCCGAATGGGATGAAGGCTGCGGAAGACTTTGTTCGCGCACACAACGGTAAGGTTCTGATGGTGGTAGATGAATCCACTACCATCAAGAACCCATCCGCTTCCCGCAGCAAAGCAGCACGTCTGCTCGGCAGCAAAGTGCGATACCGCATGATCATGAGCGGAACGCCCAAGCCGAAAAGCCCTGTGGATTTGTTCGGCCAATACATGTTCCTGGATGAGTCCATCCTCGGCACGCGATATCGCACTGTGTTTGAGCGCCGCTATTGTGCGATGGGTGGATTCCAGAACAAGTCAGTTATCGGCTTCACTGCGCAAGGCTTGCGTGATTTCCAGGAGCGTGTCGCGCCATACACTTTTGTGAAGTTCAAGAAGGATTGCCTGGACCTGCCTGAGAAGCAGTATCTTGAGCATGTGTTCGAGATGACTCCAGAGCAGCGCATGGCATTCCGTTCGATGAAGGAGACGCTGCGCACCGATTTCGCCAATGGGGTGTTTGCCACTGCTGCCACAGCTGCAACTGCGCTCGTTCGCTTGCAGCAGATCAGCAATGGTTACATCACCAACGTTGATGGCACCATCACCCATATGCCTGGTGGCAGGATTGACGCGTTGATGGATTTGCTCTCATCGCTGGAGAGCGAAGAGAAGATTGTCATCTGGTGCCGTTTCCGCGAAGACATCCGGATTGTGATGAGCAAACTCCAGGATGCTGTGGAATATCATGGCGGTGTGTCTTCAGAGGAAAGGGCTGTGGCGCGCGACCGCTTCCTTGATGCGTCGAGTGGAGTGCGCTTCTTCGTTGGCAACCCATCAGTTGGCGGCCTTGGGCTCAATCTCCAAGGTAGATGCCGCGTAGCCATCTACTACAGCAACAGCTTCGACGCAGAGGATCGCTGGCAGTCAGAGGATCGCATCCACCGCATCGGCATGGGCGATGCGGCCATGTATTATGACCTGATCGCCAAAGGTGGCATTGATCGCAAGATCATCTCCAACCTGCGCAACAAGCGCAGCATCTCAGACCTCACACTTGCATCAATAAAGGGTATCATCGATGACGAATGAGCAGCGTGTTCGCGCACTTCAGATGGCAGTTGCAGATGCTGCCAAATCGTGCGGTAGCAGGGAACACATTCCTGTTCGCGCGATTGAGGAATCGTTCCGTCGCATCACTGGCGTTCAATATTCTGAGCGGCGCAACTTTATCCATGCGCTGCGCGTATTGATGTCAAGGATGGGACATGGCTTCACGCGTGCTTCTAAAGCTGGCAGAGGCAACGAAGGCGAATACTGCTGGACACCTCCGCGCAACTATCGCTCGCCGAAGGATTGGAAGTGATGAACCCGAAACAGATTGCACAAGATGTGCTCAGTTCATCCCAGACATCGATGCTTGATGATGAGATCAAATCTGCCATCCGCAAGCTTGACGATGTGTGTGAATCAATTCCAAACGACCCAATGAATGTGGTGATCATCCGTCACGTTCAAGACATACTTCACGAGGTGAAGGCCAGATGCTTTCAGGCTGAGATTGCTGGCATGGAGGCAGCAAGGGACATTGCTGTTGAAAACTTGATGTGCAGTTGCCCTGCTGCTCAGAAGATTACTGAGGTTCCACCAAACTCCGCGATGCGTTGGAACCTCTGCAGCCAGCCTTATTGTGCTGCTATCGAAGCAATGGACATTCAGGCCGCGATCAACGCAGCGATCAAGAAGAGAAGGGACCAAGCACTATGATGAAGCACAACAAGACTTCCTTTGCCTATGATGTGATCATAAGCACCTTGCTGGTGCTTTTCTTTGTGGGTGGGATCGCATTCACTGCTTACAGAGCATATACCATCTACGTAGAGCCGCAGATCAAACACCTCAGCGGCATACTGCGGCGTTGAATGCGCGATCTTGCGCTGTGTCTTCTATGATGCGGCGCAGCGCAGAATCAGGCGGCAAGCGATCCAACTCATCAGCCGCTCGGCGCTGAAGTTCAACAGGCCACTGTGTGACGCGCGGACATGGCAAGTTAGAAGTTGCCGTCCCGCAGCCGTTGAGAAGCGCCAGTGCGCTGAGCAATGCGAACAGCCTCATCAGCCCTCTCCCTTGCCTTTTGCTGTGATTGAGCAGCCTCCAGCGCCGCATCACGCCGACCTTGTGCGATTCCTCTGCGATGCACAAGCCAGCCCCCAACCAGCGCACCTATGGCTGCGATGATTGGCCATGCACTGCCAAAGATTAGTTCGAGCATCAACACCTCCACGTCATGGTTGACGCATCCGGAACCATGTGCTGACCAGCCAAGCCGTCACCACCAGCAGCACCAAGCCAGCAGCAATCAAGCTGATGCTGACCCACCGATCCAACTCTGCAAAAGCGCTGATCAGTGAAGGTAGTGCAGCAGCAGATGGCGCTACAGCAGTTGCAACTCTTGTCGCAGTCTGCACTGTGGTTGTCTGCTGTGCTTCGTGCACAGTAAGTGCCGGCTGACGTGCGCGCGCAAGGGCAGCCTGTTCAATTGCGCGCGCACGGTTTGTCCAGCCAACACCGAATGTGCTCCAGTGGAACCTTGTCCTAAGATAAGCCAAACGGCGCTGGCAAATCGCGCGAATCACACTCTCAGCATCCGCCTCGCGCGCAGCTGCGATAGTCTGGCGCCCGATAGCACCATCCACTTTCACGCCGAGCACCGTCTGCAGGTCGCGCGCAGCGCGCGGCACACCACCCAACACTGCCCAGTCGAACACAGCCAGGTCAATGCCAGGCGGCAGATCGTCGGCGCGAATCGGGTTCCAGTAGCGCGCGAGGTAGATTTCGCGCGCCTCGGCCTCTGTCAATTTGCGCACATTTTCAGCCGTCAGGCTGTCGTCACCGCGCCATTCGCGGAGGGTGTGCAGCGTGATGCCCATGTTGGTGGCGCCGCCCGGGTCGCGCGGGTGATTCACAAAGCCCCCCTCGTGGCGCAGCACGATGGCCACGCATTCGGAGAAGCGACGATTCTGGTTCATGTTTTCGCCTCGTCTTGTGTTGCCGTCACCTTGCGGGTTCGCGCTGCTGTTGCTGCAGCAGCGTGGCTCGCAAAAGCCGCATCTCTTCTTGCATTCCGGTCATCTGCGTGCGCAGAACTGCCAGAGCCTCCCGTGTCGCGATCGCCTGCTCTCTCGCAGTGTCATCGCGCGCTTCGATGGCTGCGATGCGGCGTTCGACGACCGGCATCGTGTGCGCCAGGTAAGAAAGCAGCGAGGCGACCCATATCAGCAGCGCCAGCGTCACGCTGCCGATTACGGACGTAAGGACGGCGCGCAGTGGGCTGTTGGCGACTGCCACAATTCCATCGCTCATCTTGGTCATCGCAACCTCCCACTCACGTCGCCACCACCACGACGGAGCGCCGCGCTCCGCCGCCACCACCTCCGCCCTGGCCAACGGAGCGCACCACCTGCACCGCGAGAAGCGTCACTCGCGCAGTTCCGGTGTCGGCAGGAATGTCACCATGCACCACCTGCGCGGCCTGCTGGTAGATGCGCGCGTAGTCGCCCACCCAGTCCGCGCGGTCACGCACCACCTGCACCGCCACCTGCGACACCCGTGCAGTTCCGGTGTTGGACGGCAACTGGTCATGGACCACCTGCACGCCCTGCTGGAAGACGCGCGCCTGCGTCACGACACAACCTCGACACCCGCCTTCAAAGCGTTCACGCCTGCTGCAGTCCAGGCAGTGTTCGTGTCAGGGTCCGTGTGCCAGGTGTCGCGCGCATATTGCCCGCTCGGCGTGGCAACAGGAGTGAACGTCGCTCCGTTGGCCGTGGTGGTGCCGGAGCGGATGAATCCGCGCATCGTGCGCGCGCCGGTATCCGAGCGCCCTGCGCGTGTGACGAGTTGCACTGCGTCAATTGCTGTCGGGGTGCCGCTGAGGTCTTGCAGGTCGTAGCGATCCACCTGGCCGACAGTGTTGCTTTGCACCCAGGTCAGCAGGTCCGGCGTCGCGTCTTTGATCAAATCGTAGTTGAGCGACCCCTGCGATGGTGTCCACTGCACAGAGTCGTCGCCGTTCGGAAAGATCGTTTCGATGCGTCGCGCGCCTGGCCATGAGGTCGGAGCGGCGCCAGTGGTGTTGTTGACAGTGAGGTTGTCGTAGATGGTGCGCCCGATATTTGAGGATTGAATCATACTCCAAATCTCAATGCGGTTTGCAACACCACTACCGCCGTTGCGAGTGTCCACATTCGACACAGAGGCAACGGAAGTGCCGTCCACACGCACATCAATCAGACCACCGGTGTCCGCAATAACGGTGCGCATCTCGACACGATAGCGCACGTTCAATGCGAAAGTGAAAGTGCTGTCCGACCCAAGCTGCGTCGTGTCACGACGCATGCGGATAGCGCCACTATTCGTAATTGCGAGGTTTGCGTGTGTTGTTGTGCCCTCCATACATGCAACAAACCTTGAAGTAGTTGTTGTTGGGAGAGCCTCGAAAAGCACGTCAAAAGCAAGAAACACTTCAGCAGCCGTAGAGGACAGCTCAGCCGTCATTCCGGAAGCCGTGGAACCGTTGGGGATTGAAACAGCACGGCCATGGCTATAGAAGCCGGAAACGAATGTGATTGTGTTCTGGGCAGGCAACACAGGCCACTGCGGCGATGCCGCGATGTCGCTGTGCGCGTTGTAGTAGTCAAAGCCCTCGATCAGAATGTAGGCCATGTCAGATGATCCTCGCGCGAAGAGTGATGGCGATGTCCGCCAGCGTGGTATCCTGAACCAGCGGCGCGCGCAGCATCAGCCTATCGCCAGGCTGGAACACTGCGTCGTTAGCGACAGTGAACGTGGCGGTGTTGGAGCCTGCGCCAAAGGCTGCATTCCCGACCAACACGCCGTTGCGGTGGATGGGGAACTGCGCAGCCGCTGTGGGCACGGTTTCGGCGTAGCCTCGCGCACCAGGCGCACCTGCTGGCACCACAAGCCGCCGCGTCGCCACGAAGATGCCCACCAGCTCGTCTGCGCCAGGCTGCCCGGCGACAAAAAACCCAATCTCTGCGCCAACACCGATCGCCAGGACATTCGTTGTGTCTCCCTGCACCCAAACGGATGCCGCGGGCGGAACCCACACACGTTCGCCTGCTGCGTAACCTACCTCAATTGAACGGTTGCCGGCAACACGGTTGTCCACACAAAGCAAACGTCTCCCTGACGGGAGGATCAGCCGCCTGTTCGCTGTAACGCTACCTGTGCAGCGGATCACCGCGTTTCTGCGCGCTTGGTCTGCTGTCAGCGTCACGTCTGCGTCGGCATAAGTGATGACCACCTCGCGGTTTGTCGCGTTGTCAAGCGCGTCAAACGCGCTGTTGATCGTGACTTCCTTCTGGTTCTGTGATGCGGCGACATGCGGAATGACTAAGTTGGGCGTCGTCATACTGTCCTACTCCCTGGAATGCCGCGTCCGACCAGCGCGCTCATCTGATAGACACGCACGCCGACTGGATTGCCTGGCGTGATGCCATCTGTCGTCTGCTGGGCTGCGCTGTAGGTGACTGTCGGCGACGTGAGGCCGGTCACAGTGCGCACGACTGTGTTGCCGTTGAGGAACTCTACCTCGTAGGTCTCGCTTGCCTCGCCCAACGGCACGTCACCAGTCAGGTCGCGCAGCTCCCCGCCCACACGCGTGCGCCGCACCCATGTGACTGTGAGGTTGTTGCTCTGGTCGCGAGTGCCGGTGATATGCACCGGCGCATAAGGCCGCTCCGCTCGGCCGCGCGAGACTTTGGTGATCACAGTCGCTGTCGCTGGCACATCGAACTGCCCACGCAAGCGATAATAACGCGTCGCGCTGAGCAGCGACACAGGCGACTGCAGGCGCAGCCGCGCAGCCTCGTCGTCAAGGATGATGAACACATCGCCTGCCGCGCGGTTGGTCGAACCGTCCTCGGTTCCACGCCTGCCGCGCAAAAGGCGCGAGAGCGTCCACGATCCGTTAGTGTTCTGCACTGCGTTGCGCCATTGGATCAGCTCAAGCGTGCCGGTGCTCGGCGTCAGCAGAACGGCAAGGTTGGTTCCGTTCAACACCTCCAAGTCGGTGGCAGACTCGGGCTCGCCGCTCATCATCCACACTGTCAGCGTGTTCACGTCGTCCCATGTCCACACTGATGCAGGCGCGCCGAGAGCGTTCGCTGCCGCGCCCCACCGCACGCCATCCACGATCGCATCAAGGTCAGTCCACGACGTCAGATCATCGGACAGCGCCACCTCCGCGCCGCGCCAGTTGTCGCCATATCCACCCGCCAGCAGGTATTCACGCAGCGCGGTTCCGTTGATGTCATCAGTGTCAGAGAGCAGCGGCAAGTTTGGCGCCCACCCCCGCGTCACATAGGGCATTGGCATGCCGTTGGCGAAGTAGTCGCCGGTCACGCCTGGAGCGGTCAGCGCGTAGTCGGCTGGGTCCTCCTCCACAGCCTCGAAGCGCATGGTGTAGTCGGCACCGAGATCAGCTCGCGTGAGACGCAGGCGCATCGTCGTGCCATCTGCGCGCGTGACGTTTAGCACGTCGGCAGGGTCAAAGCGGAGGTGGCGCGGAGTGCCGCCAAAGGTAACACGGTTGCGCTCACGCCAGGCGCTCATGAGCAAACGGCGCGCCAGGCTGCGCGCTTCGCTTGCCGTCATAGGCACCGCCACGTCCACAGTTGCGGTGCTCTCGGAGCCGCTGACGGAGATCGGAGCAGCGGGCCGCTGCCAGGTCTGCGCACCGACCTCGTAGTCGCGGTCCACATCGAGATAGCGGAGCGTCAGACGGCGTGGCAGCTCCCGATCCTGCGCACGGTCCTCGGTCAGCACGCCTGCGCTCGGTTGCGGGCGCAGAAGATCATCGTAGTTGATCGTCGCGGACACCGCGCCACCGCGCTTGACGGCGCGCATTTGCCCGTCAGTCTCGACGAGGTCGAACAGGAATGCAGCGGCAAGCGGCTCAAGCGCATCGCGCGCTGAACCTGCGCGGCTGACGACGTAGCCGCGCACCTGATCTGTCAGCGCACCAAGCGATAGGTCGGAAGCAGCGAGACCGGCGCGCTTGGCGATGTCCTGCACAATGCCGGACAGCGACACCGTTCCAGTCGTGGCGCGACCGAGCAGCAAGCGGCGCGTGAACGACACTGCAAGATCGTAGTCACCGTCGAAGAGGCAGATCGGAGCCGGAATGCTGGGATGCGACGTCAACGAACCTTGCTGCTCGATGGCGCCAGTCCTTGTGTTGATGACGACGCCATCTCCGGTGCTTCCGATCCAGGCAATGCGCCCGCGCACGAGCAGGTGACCTGATGCGTTGCTCACGCCATGCGGAATAACATTCGTATGGCCGGGCGTGCGCCACACCACGCCAGAAGACGGCGACCATTTGAACGCAAAGCGCTGAGTGCTTAGTTGCGTCCCAGGCCACGATACAAACACGATCAGGCTATCGTCGCTCGCGTCCCATGCTGCGGTGAGAATTGTGGGCGCGCCAGCGGAGACAAAGCCGAGCATAGAAGCGGTGATAGTGCCTGCCAGGGTCGGCACGATCCCTGTCGTCACACCAGCTGGCGGCGGGGAATAGGCAGCGCCGTCTGTGATCCGCAACCGCCAGACGTCGATCTCCTGCGCAGAAGATGCGACGCTGATATGCCAAGCATCAGTCTCGCCGACCCGCTGCTCGCCTTGCACGAAGAAGCCGCGCGCTCCGCTGCGCGGAAGATACAACTTCGTGACGTTGCTGCCACGGCTTTGGGAAATAGTCGTGCCATTATTCGCATCAAGAATAAGCGGTGTATCATCCTCTCCCAAACCAATTCTCGATTCCGCTATAAAAAAACGTCGACGTCTAGGCCCGCGCACTTCAATTGCGGCTGCGCGAGAAGCGTTTCCTCCTATGCCGTCCAAGTTGCCAAAGGAAGAGAAAAACCCCCATTCCCACAGCAATGCGCCGCTAATAGGATCAATTGCGCGCACTGGTTTGTAGTTAAGGGGTTCCTTCCTCATGCCAACAAGCGGACCGCCTGGGAAACAGCACAGAACTTCTCCCTTTAGCACTTCCGTATTCGGAACAGCGCGCGCGGTCCGGTTTACATAATCAAGCTCAACGATAATATCGCTGGCGGTGACAAAATACATGCGCCGTGTCGCGATATCGCCGCAACCCAAACCGCCGTAATACGAACCTGAGAGCAGGTTCGCAGGCTCATCCACATTCACGCTGGTGACGCTGGTGGAGATCAGCGCAGTCACGTTGGGCAGCCGGTTGCCGAATGGTTCGAGGTCCAGGTCCTCAAACACGACGTAGATCATGCCGCGATATGCTGGCGTCTTGCCCTGCGGTGCAGAGGCAGCGATCAGAGGATCAGGCTGCTGCGTCTCGTTGCCCTCATACGCGCGGAATCTCAGGCCTGGAATACGAATTTGCAGGCTTCCGCCAGTCGCATCATATCCAACCTTGTCGTCAAACCACAGCTTGACGATCTTGCCAGGCCCCTCGCCGAACGCCACAGCGAAGGATGCCGAGTAGCGATAGGTGGTGCTGCTGCGCCCACCACCCTTGCCGAGCCTCTGGCGCTGCTTGCGCGCCTTGATGCCTGGGGACCAGATGATGTTCCCGGCCAACCGCGCGGTGCCGTAGATGAGCGGGATCGGCGTGCCGTAAGCGCTGGATTGGACCGTGAGATCGCCGAGCTGCGGTCCACCAGCAGGGCGAGACGGGAACAGTGCCTGGCCGAGCAGCGCGCCCGCAGTCCACCCGATCGAGGTCAGAACGCCGCCGCCAAGCGCGGAGCCTACCAGTGCACCACCAGCAGCAAGCGCCAGGACTGCCATCCGTCAACCTCCGATGCGCCACGCGCCGATCAGCGCGTCTGCGAGGTCATGCGTCAGAGGTTCTTCTACTACACGGCGGCGCGGAGCATAAGCGTGAATAACTGTCGGCACACCATCACGCGACGCAGCAATGCCGACATGGCCTGCGTTGACCCCATCCACTTTGAACACCACCACGTCACCCGGTTGTGGCGCCGCCACGCGGCGTTCGCCTACAGCGTCCACACCAGCAATGATGCGCGCGGCGGATGGCTCCCGCGCATACGGTGCCGGATCGTCCAGCATGATGCCCACGTCACGGTGCGCTAAGATGACCAGCCCGATGCAATCCACGCCCATGCGGCTGCGCCCAAGGTGTCGCCATGGAACGCCGAGATAGGACCGCGCCGCTTCCACGACCGCGCTCATACTGGCCGCTCCAATGCCGCCTGCGCACCAGGCACGTCAGGGAACCCACGGAACCGAACCCAGTTGCTGAACTTGTCGCGGCACGTGATGAACCGCTTGTCGCAGCCTGGCAGCACGCGCAGAACGTCGCCGACGGCGATGGGCGCTGGCAGCGACAAGAATAGCGTCAGAGTGCGCGTGGCCTGCACCCAGCCGTTGACCTCGCGCACCGCGCCTGCGTTGGCGCCTGTGACCCAGATCGCCAGCCCGCCATCAAACCAGCCATCGGCATAGGCCTGGATGCCGTCCGCCTGGAGCACAACGCTCGCCTGCGTGACGACTGAGGAAACGGTAGCAGGCTGCGCCCACGCCGCGCGCGCGGTCCATGTCACTGTGCCGTCTGTCGTGGTGCTGTTGATCGTGGTGGAGAACGTCGGCTGTGACGCGGCGGTGGTGCCTGCTGTTGTGCATTCGTAGATGCGGCGTTCCTCGCGGTAAGGACCAGTCGCAGAGGTGTCCGTTTCAACCCTCACGAATGCGCCAACCGCATAGGCTGTGCTGTTGGCGCGCAGCGGCGGAGAGGTCGGGATGCCGCATCGCGTGTCGCCGAGGTCAGCATCGCAACCAGGCGCATAGCTGCGCACGATCTGCTGCTGCAGCGCCTGCGCCAAGCCGCGCAGCTCGACGCGCGCAGTGCCATCATCCTGCG